ACCATCAGTATCTCTAACTTCTGCATCACCTTCAAATACAACTTTAACGATTGGTTCTCCAAAATCAGGAAGTATAATTACTGAAGCATCATTAACTGCTTTTGTAGCAGTTCCAGCTTTATAAGCCTGTGGTAATGCCCACAATGAATTTCCTCTAAATAAATCATAAAAACCAAATTCATTAAATCTTCTCTTTTCAGGATCAGAATATCCAGCACCATCGGCTATATTAGCCAATGCAATCTGAGTACCAAAAATATTTGCTTTTGAAGCACCAGTAGAAGCAAGAACCTGTGAAATTAATTCAATCATAGTTTCAGCAGAAAAAGCTCCAGTATGTCTGCAAGTATTGCCTATTGAAGCATAAGAATTAAATATAGTATTATAAATCAATTCTCCAACATATGCTCCAAATGATTTAGTAACTCTATTAGTAACTTCTATCCAATCAATTTTTCCTGCAATAAAAAGATCAATTTCAGTGTACACTTTGATCATCTTTTTCTGTGTAGGAACTGAGAAAGAATTGCTAACTATTGTCTGTCTTTCAATATCATAATTACCTCTAGCCACAGTATAAACTTTAAACAAATCATTATTAGGTACTATAAAGTAGTTTTTATCACCCAATGCAGTATCTTTAATATCTGCCATACCATCAAATACTCCATCAAGGGATTCTTTTAAAGCTACAGGCATAGTCTGAGCAATTATTGCATATACGTCCCATTTATTTTTCTGAAATTTATAAAAATTCCATTCTCCACCACAAGCTTCAACGATTGCAGCACGAAGCATATCGTTTATTTGATTAATGCTATATGTATCAACAGATTTTCCATTATAAGCATCAAATGACAATTTCTGAACGTCAGATAAAACCATAGTATTCATTATATTTTCCTCCTTATATTATTAATTAAGCTTTAATGCAAAGCAACTTAGAAGCTGCAACGCCATTAATAGTTGTTTTTTCTTTTACTTGAAATGCAATTGCTTCATCTCCACCAAGAGTAGCAGCAGCAGCCATTTTTAAATCAGCAGCCTTTGGAATTACAAACTGATCTTTAACTGTTGCACCATCAATTTGTGAATCTTCTATAGTTATAACCATACCAACATAAGGCTGATATGCTCTACCTATTTGACCTACTGCAAGAGAGAAATCCCCCTCAACTTTTTCTGCCTCGTAAGACAAAGGTACATTAGCAACAATTGCCATATTTAAATCTGTGATTGCTCCACACGCAGTTACTGTATAAACACCTAATTCAGTTGTCATGTCTTGAGCATTTAACACAATAAGATTTCCTTGATTCAAAATTGAAGATGACTTTATGTCATAGATTGGACAAGTTGCTGAAATTTTGTTTAAAACTATATTAGCCATTTTTATTTCCTCCTAAATTTTTATTTTATTAGTTTTAGTTATTTAAAACGACAATTATAAATTGTCATTAGTTATAATATTTATTTTATTCATTAATAATTGTTCTATATTATCCAAATCCCAATATGGAATTTCTAAAAAATATATGTTATTTTCAATACAATAATCACGTTTTATTTTATCATGCGTAACTTGTTTTATATATTGTTTATCTCCACCAAAAATATCTACTGGCTCATAATGTTGTCTACCTTGATATTCAATACATAAATTATAATTTGGAAGATAAAAATCAAAAGGTAGTTCATTAATATGTTTACAATCTTTAAACTTCCATTGTGGAAAATGTGTAATATTTTTTATGTTTAATATTTCATCAATTCTATTTTCTCCTTTACTATTATTGCATTTTTTACATCCTGTATTTCTACCATTTCTGCTACTTATAGAAGTTTTCCACTTATAACCACATTCTGAACATATCCAATAAATTTTTTTATTGCTACAAGGAGTATATTCTTCAGGATTTTTTTTATTTTTAGTATAATCCCATTCTTTACATAATTTTGGATTATCTTTTAATAAATTATAATCTTCAGATGCATACCTACCATGACAATATGGACAATTACAAATCATTCTATTATAAATATAAGACTTCCATATATGTTTAGAGTTTATACCACATTGCCACCAAATATGTTTAGAGTCATCTCCACAAGTCACATCATAAGGAGTTAAATCACCATTAAGAGTAGGATGCCATTCAGAGGCTAAATCTGGTCTTTTTATTGCTAAACAATTAGATTTTGACACCATATGCCCAACACAATATAAACACATTCCACCTCTTTGAATTAAATCCCAACTTCTTTCAAATATTTCTCCACAATCATCTTTTAAGCACTTCCATTTTAAAATTCCAGTATTCTTTACATATATATCACTAAGTAATATAAGAGGTCTATTTTTAATCTGAAGCCAAAGTTTTATATTATTGATACTAAATGGATTTGATGGATGTACAAAACAAGGTTTATAACGCATCAAACAATATAATGATATAAAATATAAATAACCTTCTTTATCTTTTACAATTAATTTAGCATCTATATTTACATACTCATCACTAATTAATTCGAAACCTTTACTTTTAACAATATTTTGAACTTCTTCTAAAGTATATTTTTTATTCATATTAACATATCTCCAATCAACTTAAATTTCTAATAATTATTAATTTTCTGCCATTTTGTAATTGCCTGATCTAATTCATCACATTTCTGAAAAATAAAAAACACCCTATTAGTAGTAGGATGTATTGCTTTTGTTATAAATCTCAATCCTTGTGATTTTAAAAAATCTTTCATTTTACATGAATAGCAATAAAAAAAATTATTATCCAATAAAATTACCTCCAATTATATTATTATTGTTTAGATTTGATAAGTTTTTCATACTTACCATACCTTAAAGGTTTTACTTCAATTTCACTATCACTATTTTCAATTACAAGTGCTGAAACTTTTTCATTTTTTGGTTTCTTAACTTTGCTAAATTGTAACTTACCAAAAATAGCACTTAGTTTATCTTCAATAACTTCAATGCTATAATTCATAACATCTTTACTAACACTTTTTTTATAATCAATATAATCTTGATTATCACTTAATGAATCTTCAAACTTAGCAAATATTTCATTTACTTTATTAGTATGAATTTCTTTTTCCTTGTTATTTTTATAAGTAGAAAGTTCTTCATTTGTAGTTTTTAAAATAGTTATTTCAGATTCATATTTAGATATTTTTAAAGACATTGTTTCTAATGAATTTCTATCATCTTGAAGTTTTTTATTTTCTTCAATTGTCAACCAAACAACAACCATTTCTTCAAATTCACCTGTAATAGTTGCAATAATAGTTTCTTCATTAAAAGTATAGGTTAATCTACCATATTTTCTTTCATAATTATCAGAAGTCCAAATACTTTTTTCTACAAAAACATATGAATCATCAAAGTCCTCAACCCACATATATTCTTCATAAATTAAATTGCCATCTGAATCTTTTTCAATTTTAGGATCTAAAGCATTTGAAAGCGCATCTCTTTTTTGACGATATGTAATTGAAAAAGTTTTTGATTCTATTTCTTCTGACTTATTATTCTGAAAATCTTCTTTAATCTTATTTTCGATTTCTTCTAATGTCATTTCTTCTATATTAAATGAAAAAGACTCTACTGTAAGATTATATTTTTTTAAAAGTTCTAATTTTTCATTCACTAGACTTTTACCTCCTTCTTCTTTATTTATATCAACCTCTAAAGTAGAGGATTGAGTCTTAGAAAATTCTTTAAGTTCATTAAGCATTTTATTAAATTCTTCTTTAAACTCATTTTTATTAAAATTATAAGCAGTTACATTTGAAGATTCAAAACATGGTTCTACTGTATCACCTAATATACAAAATGCACTAAAAATAAAATCTTCAACAGCATATACTTGCTGATTATTTATATTTTTAAATTCACCATTAGTAACTTCTATTTCCATTGACTGTCCTTTTGAATTTTCTATAACTGAAAATAATTCTTCATATCTACCAGTCCAAAGATATCCTGTAGCACAAAGATATGTATTAATTGATCCATCTTCTTCAACAATGTCTTCCCATGTAATTTCAGAACTTTCATTAATTACTCCATATGGTTTTGTGGTTTGAATATATTTTATGCCTTTATCTGAAATCTCAATTTTACCACCATGTGAACCAAAATCATCTACAGTTTCAATAAATTCTCCAATTATTGGACAATTATAAATAGTCGAAATAGCTTTTTCAAATGCTTCTTTTGATATATAAGAATTATTTCTGTTAGTTCCAGTATATGCTATTCTGATTTTTACTTTAGAAAATAATGGATTTATTTTTTCTATATTAGAATCAAAAACTGCTTTACATCTTAATTGTTTTATTTCCATCATTTCACCACCTTCCATTAAAAAATCATTTTATTAGTAATTAAACATTTTGTTTGATCAATACAATCAAAATTAAATTGATTACTTTTATCTATACAAAAAATCCAACATTGTTTATTATCAACAATAGATTCTTTAAATAGTTTTAATTGTGTTTGAAGTTTTTCTTTTTCTTTTAAATCAAAACAATATATAAACATTAAAACCACCTACCTATATTCTTTAGATGTTTCACCAGCATCGCTAATATTACCTTTTTCACCTTCAGGTCTACCATTTTTCTTTTCTGTTTCTATTCCAGATTGCTGACTTCCAGGTATCATAATTGGTAAATAATCATCAATATCAATAATTTTTTCTAATTTAGCTATTTGAAAAAAGTCATAAATCTCTAATTCACTAGTTGCAATAAATAACATTCTATTTCCACCATTCTGCAAATCTGTACGAATATCTTCATGCGAATCAGATTTAGTAAATCTATCTGTTTCTAAGAATACAGCATTAAATTTAAACGATTTAAGTTGATATGATAATATTGCATTAAAAAACTTTAAAAATGGAATTATTCGATTTCTATCAGCACGTATAGCATCTTTTAATGCATTACTTGAAGCTTTTTCATTATTAAATACTAAACTAGATATTCCAGAATCATCTTGTACATTTTTCTTTGACTGTTCTACTAAATTTATTTGAGTATTACTAGAATTATCAAAAGATATTGCAGATTTTTCAAAAGGAGTTGTGCTTACACTAACATTTTTTGGCACATGATTTTTGTCCATTGTATGATATTGTCTTATTATAGGTTCTGGCATTAAAGGAAGTCCATTTTCATCAGTTTGAATTTTATTATGCACCATTTTTACAGATGAATCTTTAATATCAGAATTTAAATATTCTTTATCTTCTTCAAGTTGAAGTAAATCAGGAAACATATTTGCAAAATAAGGATAATCATTAACATCTAACATACCATGCGCTAATATTGCAAAACCATTTTCTGAGACCTTATATTTTAAATCAGATTTATTATTTTTACTTTTTTTAGAATTATCATTTTTATTTTGAAAATTATTAAAAGCTAATTTTATTTCTTCTGGCAAACTTTTAACTATATTTTCATTTAATAAATTTAACTTTATATTATATCTAAATAAATTATTAGAATCTATTTCACAAACCTCACAAAACCTTGCAGGTATTTCAACATATATAGTATTATCACTATCAGTTAATGTATACCAATAAGTTTCTCCTTGTATTAATGTTCTTTCAAGCATTTTTGGAAATACTGTTTTAACTTGACTTTGTTTGGCTTTTTTTGCTGCTAATATTAATCTATTCATCATGGTTGTTTTATTATCTGTAAATTCTTTTGGTGATAAAATATAATCAAATGCCATTATATTACTCATATAATCAATAATATTTTGATATGCAGAACTTGTTGCATATAAATAATTAGACATTGCTTGTAAAGTTTGATAACTTTTTAATGGATTTCTTAATGCTGTTTCTATTTTATCTTTAGTAAATGGTCTTGTTACAGGTTTATAATTCATGCTTTCAGCATATATTTCTGATACGGCAAAATAATGTTTAGTAAGTTGATCTTCAGGTTGATTTTGATTTATATTATTTGTATTGTTTGTATTAGTTTTTACTTTTCTTGGTCTTGCCAAATTTTGCTCACCTGCCTTTC